AGTTAATTCGTGATCCTAAGTTTTTTCTACACAGTGGTTCAAACCGTTTTCCTGTAAAAGCTTTGCGATTTTATAACAGAGAAGGTGTGTGTTATGCGGAAGAGGATGCAGCTAGTACACACTTAGCCTCAGATCGGGGGCATAGGGTTGAGTCTGCTTTTCCAAAAGATTCAATCGTTAGCATGACAAACTTCAAGGGAAAGGTGCATATCTTTTCTGAGAATACACGTATGTATCGGTACGATGGTTTTCAATTCGACACAGCAACATCCTCTATCACACCTTCGTTTGGCGTTCCGATTCAGAGGCGACTAGCGGTTGCTGGATTTAAAGATCGACCAACTGTTATAGAATTTAGTAGGGTTGATAACCCTGACATCTTCCTAGCAGAAGAGGCGATTACCGAAGAGGTAACAAGAGCAGCTTTTATAGACATCTCTAATCTAATCGGTACTGCTGATGAGATTACAGGACTCGGTACTTTCGAAGCTAACCGTTTGGCAGTTTTTACTAAAGACCAGACACTTGTTTATATCATAGACCCTGACTTCGAAGAGTGGCAGTTAGATTCTCGTGCGAACCTTCGGATCGGCTGCATTAGTCACAACTCAGTCGTAAACGCTGGATCAGACTTGTTGTTCTGCTCACGCCGAGGAATCCACAGTATTATGAGGTCGGAGCAAAACGGTATCACTATCGCGGAAGCTTCTCTCTCTGATGAAGTCGAGCCGCTATATCAGGAGTTGGTTAAGACAACACCAGACCCACGAATGATAAGTGCTGTCTACGATCCTGACACACAAACCTATCACGTATTTTTCCCAAGACCAGGTGGTACTCAAACCAAGCGTTTATCTATGAACTTTCGATCTGGTTACGAGATGGTAAATTTTCAGCTTGGAGATACTTTGCTGCCACGATGCGGAGCTTTTCTAGGTGGCAGATTGATGTTTGGTACAGCCGATGGAGTTTACGAGGCGACTGATCGGGTGATAACACAAGATACTGGATTATCTGACCTTCGCCGTTCCCCTATGATTGGCGAAACACCTGTTCTTTGGTTAGGTGATTTTCTTAATAATAAAAGAACTCACTCAATTATTATTCAAGCATCAGGCAAAGGCAGATTTTATGTTGATGCTCTTGATGATGCAGAAAGACCTATGACTACTATAGAGGTCAACCTAGATCGGATCGAAGGTGATCCACATTGGGGCGACAGCCCCCTTAAAAATGACTACACTTTCCCATTCAACCACATTTTCAGAGGTGTAAGATTACGATTCCGCACTGATGAAAAGGATGTCGATACTGATGTGACAATCATTAGTTTTGCGTTCTTGATGCACAAAAACAAGTAAGGAGAAAATAAATGGCCCGATTAAAGGTCTTGTACCCAGGAAATCATACCTCATCGGGTAATATCGGTGCGGATATTGAAAACATAGTTCGTTATCTAAACTCTTCGGAGCTTGGGGATCAGACTCTATCAGAGCTTTTAAAGAAGCTGTTCGATGGAGATGGTATTCTTAAAGCACCAGTAGAGTTGCGTAATGACAACATTCAAGGACTTCAGTACCGAGTTGGTGAATATACTGAAGCTGAAACAGGGTGGCAGCAACTAGCTACTGTTGCTGATATTCGAGGGGCTTCGGGTTCTGATGTAGGAACTATTGGTGCTCCGCTATTTTCAGCTAGAACCGACTTTGTAATTAACGAAGCTGACAGTAATGGCAACATTCAATATCCGACTGGCAGCACAATATTTAATTACATACACGAGGATGCTGACGCTATTGTTGTGTATGTCAACGGCGCACTAGAGGCGACTGCAAACTTCTCTAGTTCTGCATCGGCTAATACGGTGACACTTGTAAACGCGACACAAGCAAGTGACTTAATAACAATATACAAAGTTCAGTCAGCAAATGACTCAGGATTTACTCGTGAAGATGTTATAGCTGGTACATCTCAGGCGGTGTTTCCATTTGTGCATAGTGAAGACCAGCGTGTACTCGTATATCGAAACGGTGTGCTGCAAAGATCAGGCGGTACAAACGATTATACGCAACAGCCAGCAAACTCTACCATCACCTTTACGTCTGCTTTGACTGCTGGCGATTTAGTTACATTTATAATCGTAGAAGACACCTCACAGGTTCGAGTCTCAGGCTTAATGACCGAGGATAAGTTTACCAATACAGATGGTCTTATTCCTTTTGGAAAGCTTGCAATTGCAGACGCAGACATACCAAGAGCAAAAGTTGAGGGTGTTACAGAACTTCTAGCAAACCGAGGACGAGTTTATGTGTCACCATCGGAGCCGCAAAATCCTAACGCTGGCGATCTATGGGTTGATACAGCAGCCTCACCAAACGTACTAAAATTTTATAATGGTACAGGTTGGTTGCTTACCAGCCCCGATACAGGGATTCCAGCTTTCGGCACAACCAATGCTCTACAATTTCTTCGAGTCAACTCAACTGGTGGTGGATTAGAATTTGCTAACGTAGATTTTACTGCTCTTGTTCCCAAGACTTTTATCGGGGCTGCTGATGGTGTTGCTGGTTTGGATGCAACTGGAAGACTGCCTATAGCTCAACTTCCAGACACCTTCGCAACACGTTCATTTTTCTTTCAACAATCAGGTTCAATAAGTAACGGTGATTACGTTGTCACTCGTGCCTTTAAACAAAATGTTCGCATAGATGCGATAGCAGTTAAGGCATCAAGCGGATCAGGTAACGTTCAGTTAAAGATAAATGGTATCAACGCTGGTGATGTTATTGCAGCATCATCATCACTTACCGAACAAAACCTCTCAGCAAGTATCGCTATTGATGCCGTAACAACTTCGAAAGAAATTGCGTTCACTGTTTCAAGCGCGAACTCACTAACTGATATTGAAGTAACATTGGCGGCGGTTATTACGAATGTATGATGATTTAACACCAGAGCAAATGCGTAGAATTGCAGCGTCCCTATCTGATATGGGGCGCAAGGGTGATACGCAGCTTGTTCACGTAAATAAAAAAGAAGTAGAACTTTTAAAAACGCTAGGGTCTGGTACTAAAAATCCTAACACCGGATTGCTTGAGTTCTATCAAGAGGACGATGAGGACAACGGCGGTGGATATACAAGCTTCGCTGATATGTTCGATGGTGGTGGTCCAGGACAAAGCGGTGATACTTACGATAATGATAACGACCCCAATAACGAAGTAACAGGCATAGCTCGTGTTTCTAATCGAATGGCTGGGGCTGGTCATGCTAACAACGGTCTTAATGACGATGATAGCAGAAATGATGATAAAGATTATACCTATGACTCATTTGCCGATATGTTCGATGGTGGCGGTATTGGTATGTCTGGTGACACGTATGGGCATGGTGACTTTTCAAATTTAGACAAAGATGGTGATGGTCACATTTCAAGGGCTGAAAGCGGTAAAGGATTACCAGGTGGTATTGATGGAGACAATGATAGTCCCTTCAAAATGGTTGCTAATGTAGTCGGCCTTGTTGCAAGTCCTGTTGCTTATCTTGGGGCTAAAGCAGCTAACAGTTACTTCGATAAAGATGGTGACGGTTCGATGTTTACCACTGGTGGTAAGTTTACATTGTTTGGTGATGGTACAAACACAACTACTGGTAAAGCCAAAGCAATAACAACAACAGGAAGTAGTAACCGAAATAACAATGAATCAACTCAATCAACTAGTGACGGCGAAGTAGATCAGACTGGTGCAGAGGGCGAAGAGTCCACTTACTCTCAAATAAGTGACTCAGTTCAATACAGACCCACAGCATTTTCCTCTAGGCCAGAAAGACGCAAGTTTATAAACTACGACTATTCTGATGGTACAGGAAAACCAGTCGGCACTTACAACGGAAACGCCAAGCCTTTCCATGTAGCTACAAGCCAAGATAGTATTGATGCTTATTATGTTTCCGAGACAACATCTAACGCAATCGACAGTATGATTTCTGCAATGCCAACAGAGATTCAAGATCAGTTAAGTGGTGAAATTTCAGTACAGCTTACAGCAGATAATAAACTGGCTCTTTTTGTCGGAAACGATGATAGTGGATATATCGAAGCTACATATGCCGCCGATGATGCTGGTATGGAAACGGCAATGAAAGACGTTGCCAATATGCTTTCATACGGCGAGGCTAGTGGCGACTTGAAAATAGACGCTGGATATACAGGTCGCGTTAGGTCTGCTCAACGTTTCCAAGGCTATAGCGATCAAGACTTATCCAATCAATTAGCATTATTAAAAAATGAAGGGGCGACTTACCAAAAAGACGACCCTTTGTATCTTTTATATCTTGAGCGATTACAAGAGTTGGAAGACGAGATTGCAAGGCGCATGGGTGATGCAAAAACCACCACCGCGCAGTATTCAGTCGATGGAGTAACTCGCTCAGTACAAGAAAACGCTCAACAAATGTTTCAAGTTTAATAAGGGACGACTTGCACTTTGATAAAAGGTTAAAGTCTTACAACAAATAGGAGAAATAATATGCCATTTTCAGCAGCAATTTTAGGTTCTAGTGATGTTTTTGGCCCGAATACTGGAACAAGCATTGCCAGTAGAAAAGCGGCCTCGGCTGCTGGCGAGAAAATCGCAGATCAAGGACGGTACGGAGACACTATGGTTATCCATGCGTCACCTTTTACCATGAAGCTTTTGCAAGACATCGGCGGTGCAAGTTCGTTCAATCCCAAAACAGGTATGCTCGAATTTTATAATGTCGATGATATGATGAAAAAGAAATTAGGGTACTAACTTGTCTAGGGAAGAAACTCGATTAACTGAAATAGGTGAAATAGTAGAGTGCTTCGCTCAAAGCCCATACTACTTGGATAGAAGTATATTTCTTCTAAAGAACTCAGTTATTCCAGCCATAAACAATGGCAAGTATCTTCCTTGGTTCGGTAAAGGAAAAAAATTGTTGGGTGTAGTTACCTACGCATTTCTAACAGACAAAGAGAAAGAGAATAATGAATTTGACGGTGATGAAGTATTTGCCAGGGATAGCGGTGATAACCTTCATTTTTGTCAGTTTGTTTGCAATGGAAGCAAAAGGGATGTTTTGCAGTTTGTAAGGTTCATACAAAAAAGCCTTTCACACCAGTACCCAGACATTCCAATTGCAACAGGAACTAGAAAGAAGAATGGCTCAAGTAGACCGGAGCTTTGGTTTAGAAAGGAAGTGGCATTATGAGCCGTTATCAATTGTGGAATCCATTATTAACTAACGTTGGTATCAAACAGCAAGTCGTGTGGGATAACGATGGTGGCGGTAGTAGCAACAAAAGTAGTGGCGGTAGTTCAAACAAAAACAAAAACACCACAACTGTCCAGTCGGGCCAAACTCTTTCTGAAATAGCGGAAGATAATAATATGTCTGTTGCTGAACTAGCAGCAGCAAACAACATTACAGATGTTGATAATATCCAAGCTGGTCAGACTCTAAACATATCGGGGGCTAACTCAGGTAGCTCAACTTATGCTGGCGGTGTTGGTTTAGGCGGTTCTGGTTCTGGCGGTAACAATAATAACAATAATAATTCATATTCTGCATTTGACGATGATGATGAGGATTACACGCCAACAGCAGATGAATTGAACGCAGCAATCCAGGCGTCTGGTGGCACGAATATGACCAGCGACACTTCGGATGTGGATTTTAGCGTCACAGGTTCTAACCAAAATTACAACACTGCTGCTTCGGCTGATGATGATAGTGACAAGATAACGTCAAGCGATGGTCCATCACTGACTGGTATTCAGACAAGCATGGTCGATGGTACTAATATCGCTGATAACAGTTCGATAGGTCCATCAGGTTACACGAGTTTAGATGCAATTGCTGGGACTAGTTTGGACAATAATACTTCTACAGGAAGTAGTACACCGTCAACTGGCACTAATACTACTGGCATTACCTCTAGTGGACAAGTAAGTGATGCTATTACTGGCGAACCGGTGGACATTAATACCGGTGCTGTTGAGGGTGATCCTCAAGGAATTGCAAGTGATGGTTCGGTTTCGGGTGCGATAACAGGCGAACCAAATTATGCGTCTGGTGTCGAAAAAATTCTTGTCGAACAATACGGCTGGACCCTTAACCCTTATGGCAATGCAGTTCCACCTGGCGGTGATGGTGGCGGTGACGATGGTGGCGGTGACGATGGTGGCGATAATACTGGCCCAGCAACAAATAACACACCTGGCGGCGGTGGAAATAATACAGGTGGCGGCAACAATACAGGTGGTGGAAATAATACAGGTGGAGATGATACAGGCGGTGATGATACTGGCGGTGATGATACTGGTGGTGACGACACAGGGGGGGATGACACTGGTGGAGATGATACTGGTGGTGACGATACTGGTGGCGATGATACTGGTGGCGATGACACAGGTGGAGATGATACAGGCGGTACGCCAGTCGAAGTAGGCGATGAAGACGATGAGTTTGCAGATACCAACAATGATGGATACATCTCAGAGTTAGAAGCGGAAATTGCTAACTTACGTCAGCAGCTTGCTTTGCTTACTAACAGTTCTACCTCTGAAACCGACAGCCTGTCACGAGAAGAAATCTTACGTTTAATTGCGGAAGCGATGCGTAATCAAAATGCTGGTGGTTATAACCCACTAGCGTTTATGAACGCCTTTGGTTTTGCAGCACAACCAAATTACTTTGGGCAACCGATCCCAACCTTTATGTCACAGGACGGTGTATATACTCGCCGCGCAGTGAGAGATAGAGACACAGGAGAAATTCGTTATGTGAATGTACCAATCGGCAACGCTTCTCTCGCTGGCACTGGTGGTTTCCAACGTAGGCGGCGCGAAGGATTTGGTGGCAACTTCCAAACATTTTAAAGGATTAAATTAATGGCGTGGACCGATATTCTTGGTGATTTGGGAAATGTGATAGATGTAGGATTAGGAGTTGCTAATCTTGGGTCGGCAATCCGTTCTGGTCGTGAAGCAAGTAGACTTAATGATTTAACCGAAGCGCAAGTTATGGCAGATATAAACCGCAACCAAGAGGTTGCGGATTTATACGCTGAAGGTTCATCGGTTATGTCTGATAACCTTAATAGGTTATTAGAATTATATGGTGACTTTGGGCAAGTAACACCAGCAGTAGTAAATCAGTTTACTGATTTTGTTTCTAAAAATCGTGCAGCAGAGGAAGCAGCTAATAGAAGAGAGGTTGATAATCTTACGGCCTATGATCGCGCACGACTTCGCGGCATGGAAGATATGTTTAGAGAGTTTGCTGATGTTAAACTCGAAGAGGGTAAAGATGAAGTCTACTATCAAGACGCTGCTGCAAAACTAACTGCTCCCGACACATTTAAGTATGCTCAAATGCAAGATATGTTGTCTGCTCAATTTATGCAGATGAGAAACAGAAACACAGAAAGAGCACTGAACAATCAATATTCGAAAGCACTGGCAAATATTCCAGAGGGCATGGAAAATTCCACACTTCGAGTCCAGATGGAACGTGCATCATCCGATGCTGCTCGTGAGGCATATAACAATGATATGCTTGCGTCTATTGGTGACGCTCAACAGTACATTGCTGGTTTACAGCAAGCGGCATCTAACCAACAGAACATGACTAATGCCGAGCGTAATATGGCACGTAACTTGGTTTCTGATAGTTTACAGTACGGCACGACTACATTGAACAATGATTTGCGTGGCGGTCAATACGGTCAAGATTTCTACGGTAATGAGAAAGCAATGCGTGGACGCAATATTGACGAGATAAGCGCATTGCAAGGCATGAGAAATAATACAGCACTTTCTGACTATTCAAACGCATTAAGCCTAGTAAGTTCCGAAAATGCTTTAGCCAATGACTATATCAATCAGACTCTTGGCCTTTCTACTGCTCCTTTCTCATATTCAGCAGATGGGCAAGCTGGTATATCTAATGCAAATTCTATTAGTGCTCTTGGCACTATGGCTGCTAACCAAGCGACACTGGCTAATTCTCAAGCTGCTGGTCTAGGTGGATGGTGGTCAAATTTTAGATCGAACAACAATTTTTAGGATGTTTCTTAGATGCTTAACTTCGGTGCTTTCCAGCAAGGTTATAACGAAAATGAAAAAATTCTTGCGGCTAGACGTAAAGAAAATGCTGCCCTTTATTCGGACTTTGTTAGAGCCAATCCTGGGGCTAGTGCAGATGATCGGGAAAAATTTGCGGAATCGTTAGCTGGTCGCAATAAATCTTTTAGAGCCGTTCTACCATCTCGCTCCATGATGGAAGCGAATGTTGCTGCATATAATAAAGAGAAAGAACGAGTCGAAGCGGAACGTGCTCGTAAGTTACAATTGCAACAGATAGATATAGTAAACAAAGCGTCTGATTTTATGGCAGATGTTTTGCAGACATCTAGTGATACAGACGCATTGTCAGCAGTAAAGTCAACGTTTGGAACGTTACTACCCGACAACTTAATTGGGGCTGTGCAATCGCAAGCGGAAAGAAAAGGCTGGGCTGAGTTTCAAAGAAGTGCCGCACCTCTTGTAGATAACTTTCTTAACACACCAAACGATAGTAATTTTAAGAGTCTAAACCGCGAGGGGTATAGCCCACGTTGGAATAAGATGTTGATGGATCAGCATCAAGGAAAATTAGATACTGCTAAAGATCAAGCGAAAGCTGCTTACGTGGCGACAATGAGTGAGTTGGCTACAACGTCTGATTTAGATGATAATACTGTGTTCGATGCTAAGTCGGAAGCTGCTCAATCAAAAGTTAGAGGTCTTTTAGATCAAGAGACAATAGATAAAGCTACTGCAAACGCTATTGAAATTAGAAAGCAAGCAAGAATCCAAAGATCGGAAACAGCAGTTAGTGATTTTAACAAAATATCACAACAAGTAGCACAAAATGTTAGAGATGGTGTCGATGGGTATCAAAGCATGGGTGCTATCAAGCAAAGAGTAAATGAATTATTTTCTGCAAATGAAAACTTTAAATACATTCCGAAACAAAACGGCATTGATATGCAGACTACATTTATTAAGGAATTAGAAAAAGAACTTGAAGATACAAGAACAGATACTTTAAGAGCGTTAGATGTTGCTGAACAAGCTGCTGAAAAGCAGCAGCTACAAGAACTCATAAGTAATCGTGACCTTGATTACAATGGCGCACTCGAAACAGTTAAAGAAATTGTAAAAGGTTCCATTGGTCTTGATCCAGAGCTAGATAAAAATGCCACTGCTCAAAGAAACGTAGATGTCGATGCCACAACAAACCAAATCGTAGGGCTTATAAGTCAGCTTGGTAACTATGGGCTGAACCTTGGAAATGGAGACTTAGTTGCTGGTTTGGCTAATCAAATATTAGAAGAGCAAGCGCAGTTACAGGGAGCTATGGAAGGAGAGGTTGTACCCTTTTCGATAGAAATGGCACTCGAAGCATACGACCAGCTTTTACAAAGCGGCAACGGACTTGCGCCTCTTGAACTAAGAGCAGTCAACATGGCATTGACTGAGTTAGGTATGTCCGGTGTGGCTGACTTATCAAAACTACCAGACTTGGATTTATCTGGTGAGATAAGTGCCGCGTTTGGTGAAATAGCCGAAGCACAAAACGATTTGTATGATCCAACTGAAGTAAGCATTTCAAACGTCACCGATAATGTAAATAACGAAATATCTGAAATCGAAGGTGAAATTAGCCAGCTTAATATTAATGATACATTAACTGCTGTTTCTGAGTTACTTGATGTTGATATAGCAGACAGAGATATAGATGCTCTAAATGAGTGGGCAACAGAAGGTCAGAAAAACGCTAGATCATTAGTCATTGCTTCTACTGAAATTGAGTTAAAAGCTAACCGTTTAGAAAAACTTGCAACTGATCCTTTCTATGTAAAAGGAAATCGTGAACTTGCTAACCAAGCATTAGCTAGAGCCACTAAGTTAAAAGAACTTTCTCAGGCATATCAAAACCAAGCCAACGCAATTGCTGAAAAAGGTATGGAAATTAGAAAAGCAACTACCGTTGCGCCAGCAACCATACCGATTGAGGAAGCAGATAAATCGACTGCACTAGTACAAGGCGTAAATACGATAGCAGCATCGGTAGCGGCTAACGCTCAAAATATGAGCGAAGAGCAGATATTCCAAATGGTTGTTGACCAAGTAAGAAAAGCTGCCCACTTAGCACCAACCAAAACATATACTGGTGGAATAGCTGAAAGAGAGAGCACAGGTTTTATAGATAGTGTTGGGCAAACTTTGGCGGCTCCATTTCGATCCCTTATCGGTGGTGGAGAAAGCAACAATGATGTTTATCTAGGCGCAGATGAGGGCCAATTGCCGTACACAGGTCCAATTTCAAGGTTTATGGCTGGTGAAGAAACACAAGTTCCAGACTTGTTACCAATGATCGAAATGATCTACGAGCAATTGGCTGAAAAATACAACCTTGCACCTATGCCGACTGAGGAAATGGGCAGACAGTATTTAGGCATGGATCAAGGTATGCTGAATTTAAATTTTGGGCTAGGTGATCGCTATAATTATGCGACTGGCAACCAATAATCGGGACGATTGAAGGGGGAACTTCATTTAATCTAACCAAAAGTTAGATGGAGTTCCTAACATGACCGATCCTTTAAAGGACTTTTTAAGTACAGATTTTTCTAATTCTGGTATCGACAACAACAAAGAAGACTACTCGTATGTAAATCTTTCTGGTGTTGATCTTCTCACAAACAATGATGCAATCAAAGATGTACGCGATTACTACGCTGCCCAAGGCGAGACATTTAGTAATTACTCTGAGATGTGGGACAAGTTCTACTCTGATCGGAGATGGGCAGACGTAAACACAGTAGGGGCTGGGTCTGCATTAGTTGAAAGCACAATGGCTGGTGATGATCGGGATCGGCTTGCTCGACTATCAAGAATTTGGGCAAATGCGCCTATGCGCGGAACAACCTTAGATCGGGTTTGGGAGTACGGTAAAGCTGCTGTTCTTGACCCAACCAACCTTATCCCTGTTGCTGGTCAAGCCGCCAAAGCAAAGGCGGTTTATACTACTGCTCGTGCTGCTGGCAAAACACTACAGCAATCTAAAAATGCTGCTCGTATTGCTGGTGCAAAACAAGCTGGTAAACAAGAAGCGATTATCGGTGGAGCAGTCGGTGGTGGTCAAGACTTAATGAAGCAAGCCACAGAAGTTCAGCAAGGCTTATCAGAGGGAGTAGATGCTGGCAGAGTATTTACATCAGCCGCGCTTGATGCCGGACTTTCTGGTGCTGCTGGCTTTGGTTTGGATTTGGGTGGGACTAGTCAGATCGGTCAAGCGATACCTGGCATTAATAAAGTTCTTGGTGGTGACTATGCCGAAAACCTACCTGACTGGAATAAATCAACAACGCTGGGACAGAACTTATTACAGCGTCAACAAGTTACAGATCGGGAGCTAGAACGCCTCAGAGTCAAAAGAGATGAGGAAGGTATTGATGAAGTAGACAAGCAAGACCTTGATGAAATCATTGCTGCTAAAGAAGCCGAGATTGATTCAATCGAAGCAACTCGTCAACAGGTCGATGATATCAATTCCGAAATGGATGATCTGGCAAAGCAGATACAAGACGGTCAAAAAGCTGGTACAGATGTCAGCAAAATGCGTAAGCAGTTTAACCGCAAAAGCGCAGAGTTTAACAGGATTACTAGCAAGACTCGTATCCGCACTCGCAAACCTGTTGAGGCAGAGGCAGAAGAGCCGTTAGTTCTTACTGACGATATGCGTCAGAAAATGATAACAAAACAAGAAACACCACTGCTCGAAGGTGAAAGACAAAGAACGGTGGCTGATGATGAGGTAATTCAATTACCAGGGGAAACATCAGGCAAAGGGACAGAAGGAAACCCAGCCGATGAAAATACCAATGTTGATGCTGCACCAGAACCAGCCCCAGAAGTGCAACTGTCAACTCCACGACTACAGGCAAGATTAGATAAAATACTCGCAAGCAATCCAGATACTTTGGACATGGCTAGAGTTAATCAGCTTGCCGCCGATGGTAAACTGAAACTAACTTCTAAACAAAAGCTAGGAGCCGATGCACTATCAGATTTAGAAAAGATTGTAGCAACAGAACGTGCTGCTGATCCTGTAGCTGAGACTGTAAAAGAAACAGGAGAGGATGTAGTAGAGGCAACCGAGACTGTAGCCGAAGCAACTAAAGCCGAGGTGGATGATGAAGCGATAGCTGAATCAGTAGAATACGCTCCATCAGTTACACCCGATCTTGAAGATGAAGCTGATGTTCTAGTTCCACAGATGATGAAAGAAGTCGCTGGTCTTTCTGGTGATAGGATTGTCAATGCTCGAACAAAAGTATTGCCAGCCCTTGAAGCCTCACCAGCAGTCAAACGTATTATCAGACAGAGACTTAATAATTTAGAACTCAGTCAAGCAAAGAAAGCTGGTGCGGTAAAGCCAGAGGAAGCTGCATCAGGTCGTAGCATCAAGCGTTCATCAGATCGAACTCAAGTATCTATGGATAGAATGGAAGATGTGCCACCATACATCCCTGATCCAGACACAGGACGTTTAATTAAAAACCCTGAGTTTACAGAGTCAGATACGCCTGTATCAAGTGCGATAAGAATGGGTCAAAGATCAGGCGATCAGGTAGTTACAAACAAAGCTGGATTGCGGAAACAGGAGTTTGCCAAAACAACTGCTATTCGCATGGCAGAAGTAGACGCTAAAAAAGGCGTAGGAAAATTATTTTACCCATATGTTTCTTATCGTGGTGATGTACTTTCAGACGGTAAATCATCAGATGGTCTTACCGCTTACTATGTACCCCACATCGGCAAGTCTTTCAAAGACATCGACACTGTGCTCAAGGCGATGGAAACACAGGGCATAAAAGTAAACGAAGAGTTTGTCGTTTATGATGATGATATGGTTCCGATCTTTACTGATGCTCAGTATGCAGCAGAAAAAAATAAGATATTAGAAAGCTTCAAGGCGAAGAAAATCACGGCTGATGAAAAGAAAGCCAAGCTTGCACAGCTAGATGAACGAGCCGGAGCAGCTATGGATGAGCCACAGAAGAAAGAAGTTATAGGCCGTGACGGTAAAATAATTAAACGTTTAAGGGCTGGTATTCCGCAACAACGCAACGGCAAGATTATTGCTGCTATTCCGCGCAAGAAGTTTGATGAAAATGGTGAGTTAATTCCAGCGCGAATGTTGACGCCTGGTCAAATTAAAAGAGGTTCATCAGCAGAGAAATTACTAGGCGGTTCGCAAGACGCTAATAATTGGTATATCGGTTACGTTCCTAAAAATATGCGTGACCAAACCTCTGACATCGAAGCTATGATTGAAGACTTCGACCCTCTTGATGCAAGTAACAAGGTAGGAGATATTGATACTCAGAATCCTACTATGCCACCAGCCCCAAAAGATTTAGAGTCACAGGGCGACAGGCTTGTTATAGACACCAACAGTTTAAAAGAATCCGAAGTAAATACTCTATACATGGCGTATTCACTAGCTCGTAATCGGAACATAAATCTTATTGGTGACTTGAAAGTACCAGCCGATATACATCAGCACCAAGTAACGTTGAGAGATTTAACACGCTTGGAGCAAATGATTGATCTAGCACCTTGGGAAGTGTCGTACAACATAGGCGGTAAAACAATACCGATGTCAAATGGCACACGGTTAAAAATGCTAGATACAATTCATGGTCTAGTAGACAGCATTGCTCCTAATGGTATTCGCAAACCAACTGTAGATATTGAAACCAGTTTGCAGCAGCTTGATACAATCTATCAAGGTGCTTCCCCAACCACTCGTAATAATATGGAGAAACTTATACGTCTGGTTGCACCTGATGAAGTTGCTCCAATATTCGAGACAGCAGATATGGATGCTGATGTCCTTGGTCGATTTGTTAATGACAGGAATGATGCACTTAATCGTGTGCAAATAAATGCTGACATGATCGGCAAGACAGCCGATACTGTAGGTCTGTCTGAAACACACATTGTCGCGCATGAACTTGGTCATTGGGTGTACTCGAACCTTATGACTAACGCTGACAAAAAACAGTTTTGGAGAGCTATATCCGGCTATTATGATGGTGATGGTCGGTTATTTAAAGGCGGCGAACAGGATGCAATGATGCGTATCCGAACTCGCTCACCCTATTTCAAAGGTGCAGACGGTAGAGAAGTTGGATTCAAGAACGCACTAGATAACCCAGCAGAGTATTTTGCCAATCAATTCTCTTTATACATGGGTCAAAAATATGACTTGATGATGTGGCCTAATCAAACTTTTTGGAACAAGTTTATGGCACTTACCAAAAAGCTTTGGTTCTTGATGTCCAATAAAACGGTAGTTGATCCTGACCTAGAGCCTATCTTTGACACAATAATTAAGCGCAAAGATTTACAGCTACAGAAACAATTTATGCGTCCAAAAGAGCCGACAAACAAATACGCAAATGTATTGTTTGCGAACTATGACAACCTTCGAGTGTCGATGAATGAAATTGCTAGGGCTTTGCAGAGTGCTGACTACGCTACATTTATCGAAGCAATCAAGAAACCTGATAGTGGACTCGAAGCAACTTTAAAACGCTTGACCACACGAGAAGGTGAAGCGAAAAAATTTGCAGCTAAAAGAGGTGAAGATTTCCGAGGCTATACTGGTATGCTTCAAGTTATCAAAGAATACGGTACAGGTAACAAGTTGCGCGGTGCTCTTACTTATCTCGAAGGTATTGGTGAAAATACAACTGATAAAATTTCTAAAATTAAACCTAAGTTACAAGGTGCTGGGACTGACATTGAGATAGTTCCATTGCAAGACTTCCAAGATATATACAATGCGTATGAAAGTAAAATCGTACCAGCCCTCACTGATGCAATGGATCAGATCAATAGGGCTTATGAGAGACTAACTGGTGGAGATATTCCGACACGAGTATTACATCCTCTCGAAGTTGAGCAGCGCAGCCGAACAGGTATGCAAAAGATAGAGCAAAGTCAGACTCTAAAGCAAAATACAAAAGAGGCTTCTAGGCGCAGAAATCTAAACCAATCATACATTGACCAAGCGGTGAAGCTGGTTAAGTCTAAAAAGACACCTGATGTTGAGGAAGACTTTGCTGGTTTTGCATCAAGCGAATTTCCTGACATAGCACCTTTGATGGTTGAGTTTGGTGTGGAAGCAAGAAAAGCGGGTAAGAAAGGCGAAGCTTTTACTGGCAAGACTAAAAAACTAGCAATGGCAATTGCCTCTAAATACGCCACTAAATTAAAAGTAACTAAGCCAGCTACCGTTGTGAAAGAGGGTAAGGGTGGTTATATCGAAGGTCCATATCAAAATGCTACAGGAGCACAGCTAGGAGTCTTGCTCCGAGAAGCTTTGATTGGAACAGGTGACAAGAAGAAACTTCAAGATGTCGCCTGGGAATTTTCAAGACCGAGAGGTAAGGCCAAACAAGCTATCATTCCTGATAGCCAAGCCGTTATCAATGCACTAAAAGTTGAGAGTGCATTTGAACTAGGTGGTGAAAGATTAGTTGGTATAGGTGAAAATACACCAATTGTTATTGATGACTTCTTAGAAAAGATAACTGCTCGAACACCAGAAAAATCTCATGCTGCTCGTAAGGTAGCAATGCGAGTTCTAGCATTAGGCCATAAGATAGCACCATCTACTAAGACAGAAGAGTTTACAGAGTTCCGCAACTTCGCAAGGAAAATGTCGGCTAATTTAGGTACAAATGATATAACCCAAACCGTAAGAGAGATAACCAAGCTTCTCTATTCTACAAAAGTTCTAAGTGATTCAACTCGTAACCTACTAGAGAAGACAGCTATTAGATTTGGTTATGATGCGGATAGCATACTTCAAGAACTTGTCATTGAAGATGTAGATATGACCGCCAATAGAACATTGATGCAAGACATCAAGGAAACGCTTGGTGACGTTGACAATAATGACATCGAAGATGCAATCAATGAAGCTCGTAATGATATGAGAGATGCCGTTGCATACACAGTCAACGGTTTGATTTCTGATGAAGGTGCAAGAGAACGGTTCTTACCCCTGGCATTATATGGGGATATGAAGTCCGGTGAGGCTTCGATAAGCAGAGGATCACCAGCTAGTTATTATTCAAAGGATGTCCCAGCCGAATTTGCTGTTGAGTATGCAAATGAAACTATGGGTAGATTTTCACAAGCAAGTGTGGATGCGATTAAAGATTACACTGGTGGTAACACTGACATCTTTTTTCTTACCCCAAATAAGAGAGGTATTCTGGGTGACACACCAACAATCACAGATCGGCCTGTTAATAATCTAAGAAGCACTGGCGAACAAATTATTGAAAGCGCACCACTCGCAAGGCGTACTGTTGTCGCTGATCTTGTGGATCAATCTCGTGCAATGCGTGAGTCAGTAAATAATATGAGGCAAGACGGTTCCAATAATGATATGCTAGATCACTATACATTTGTCGATGTAGTAGGAGAAAGATTAGAGCAGTTTGGTGCAACTGACTTTAGCAAGGTGACACCTGTATTTATCAAAGATTCAAAGCCAGCAATCTTTCCACAGAAAATGACATTCAAAGAAGGTGTCGTCAGAGGTATATCAGAAGCGATTAAAAGAAATGCTAAGAGTGCTGACATTGCTGCTCAAGTTGATAAGCTCGTGAGTCAGAAAGGTGTGTTCACAGGTAGGGAAGTATTCAATAACTTAACTAGTCTAGCTGGTGGTACTGACAAAATGAAACGACTTCTAAGACAGTATGGGTACTCAACCCTTACTGTCGATGGTCAACAGTCTGTGTTGTCTGATAAGTTCTATAAACAAATCAATAGTCCTGATCTTGTTAAGGCTAGACCTTTGCTTGGTGAGGCTCACGCTCCATCAGGTGTAAATAACTACATCATTTCTGAGGCTAGAATTGCCAGTGATGGTGGTGAGCAAGCAACAAAGATAGCTGCTGCTGAACTTGAAAAAGCTGGCGTTAGTAAGAAAGCTTTAAAAGGTATTACCAATCTTCGTAATAAGACTTCGAAGAAAGGTGAAGGGCGACCTGTAAAAGAAAAAGATATTGAAGAAATAAGAGAGGCTATTCATGTAACCACTCGAACACAGTCAGATACTATTCGCCGTTCTGGTATGAATGAACTAGCTGAGTTCGCTGAACCGTCTGATGGTTCTGGTGGTCATTATGAAAGAGTCCATGCGAGAATGGCTAAAGTTCTACAGCCTATGACAAGATTGTTGAATGAATTGCCCGACTCAAAGAACTCTTTGTCGCGTTGGTTCGATGCTGGTTTACGCCAGATGTACGACACTACAGCCGAAGCTGCTGCTCGACTAATGGGTGATACAGATGGATCGAAGTTTGCGTTCAATCCTGTACGCCGTGAACAACAACCTGAGTCACACCGTAGAATTGGACAAGCACTTCGCTACGAAAATGATGCAAGGTTTCTTAAACCATCAGAACGCAAAGTTTATAATCTCATAAGAGGTTACTTAGATGATATTCGTGGTAGGCTATCATCATCGGGTATGATGGTTGGAAACATTGCTGAGAACTATTTCCCTCAAGTATGGCGAACCGATCTTATACAAGCTCGTAGAACAGAGTTCGAGTCTATCCTAACAGATTACCTAATGACAGAGGAAGCTGCTCGTACTGGATCACGACCAGCAAACAAAGAAGACTTTGCTAAACGTGCCAGAAGAATTACAACTCAGATGGTAGATGATGATGCTGGTGTAAACCTACCTGATAGCCAAGTGTTCAATGGCGATACTAAAAACGGTTTTCTAAAACAGCGTATGCTCAGACTAGATATGTTTCCAGAGTTTCGTGATGCAACAAATCCAAAAAGAGATTTATCAAAATTTTTGGAAAATGATCTGATGATGGTAATGTCGAAGTACAGTGAGGGTGTTGAAAGAAAGCTAGATATTGTCGAAAAATTTGGCCCCAATGCTCATGGCTACAGGGACTACCTATCTATGATTAGTGGTCGCACAGATGCGATGGTCAGACTTCTAACTGGTAATAAAATATTAAAGTCTGATTACCATATTCTTGCTGATCCAAATGATTCTGATTTGCCAGGTGCAGCAGTATATCAAGCTACTGCTAACTCATCTTTGTTCAAAGCTCCGTTTAGTTCTCGAAGAAAAGCTTTGTTGTTTACCGAGCAGCTAGTTCGTAAAGCTCAAGGTGGAGTAAAGAAGGATGAATTAACTCAAGACATCATGGCAAAGCTGGCTCCTACAGAAGATAGTGATGAGTTCTCTGACCAGATGAGAGCTAACTTTCTTAAAAGAGCACAAGCTATGGGCGCAGCATTAGAAGACACACGAGGGTTTACCAAGTTCCCAAGTCGTGAAAATGTGAGACACGCCGAAGGTTTCCTTGATCTTCTTATGAACAAAGCACAGGGTAGTGAGTCATGGCGTAAGACGACATCCACACTAAGAATGATAAATGGTGTAACACTATTGTCGTTTACAACTCTAACAAGTTTAGGAGATTTAGTCCTACCACTTATTAGATCAGGAGACTTCAAAGCTTGGAGTACAGCACTCGCAAATTTCACTCGTGATCCGGTATCAGGCTCCGCATATCGTGACATGATCCGCAACGTGGGTGTTGCTGTTGAGAACACTGTTCATCAGCGTATGACAAACAGCTATGGTGTCGATGCAAATAGGTTTACCACTGGTTTCTTTACAGCCACAGGATTAACACCCTGGACAGACATGATGAGAGAAATCGCTGGTGCTACAGCATACGAACATTTCAAAGCTCAAGCTCGTATTGCAATCGAAGCACCTAATACAAAGCAAGGCCGACTTGCCAAGAGAGCACTCGAAACATATGGTCTTCAACAGTTCGGAGAGAAGGGTGCTCCATCTATTGACATCATAATGAGAAGCGGCGGCACTCAAGCTGAACACGCCTTATATGAGAATGTTCAAACAGCAATGATTAAGTTTGCTAATGAAACAATATTCGCACCGAATAAGAACGACCTACCACAGTGGGCAACCACACCAACAGGCCAACTTGTATTTCAACTTAAATCTTTTCCATTAAAGATGTTAAGGCTTGGTAGGTATGCTATCAATGAGGCTAAGAAATCACCAGATGGTGACAGGAACCTAGCACCACTTCTTTACTATATGACTGCTGGTCCAGCGATGGGATTCACAGCAGCCAATGTAAAAGACGTTGTGCAAATGAGAGGTGGTGAAGACAATAGAGAGGCCGAGAGAAGGGAACGCCGACTAAGTAAAACCATCACCTCACTCGAAGGTAAGCTTGGAGAAAATGCCGACAAAGCTTTGGGCTGGTACTTCGATGGGTTTATGACAATGGGCGGCTTGGGGATCATTGGTGAAATGCTTTACGACACTGTAGCGCAAGCTGATAATGGTGCTTATGGACAAGTTCGAGTAGGTGAAACTTTCTTTGGACCTTCGTTTGGATTAGGCATGGACGCATTAACAATTACAGGTGGTGGGTTCTCCGCGATTGGTGATGCTATTTCTGGCGAAGGTACGAATGGTAAAGAACGTGCAGCAATGCGTGAGATTATCAGTCGTATTCCTGTCGCTGGACAGATGGGCGGTGTTCGAGAAAGCGTTGTTGACCTTATCGCTGGAGAAAAGGGCGCACGTAAATAACAATTCGAGAAGTAAATCGAAGGTGGGTCGTTACGGATGGTAATACAATTGTCATTATCACTCGTGAAAAGAATATCGCCATTCATTTTTCAAAGTATCAGTATAAAAAACCCCCCGATAAATTTTGAAAGGTATGGACCTTATCGGGGGGCAGTTCAACCACAGGGAGGAATGTGGTTGTATGGAGAGCAAAAATGAAAAAACATTTCTATATAAATGCTACGAATCTTTTTCGTCTTGTCGTCCTTTAATTGCACATTCATAGGCTAGGCCAGCGTAACCAACCTTGTCTGTATAGCTGTCCATCTTGTCTGGTGATCTACACGCTCGACAGGTCTTGAGCCAATCCATCATAAGGCAAACGTGAAAAGGCATTAGCTTTCCGTATGTACTCATGGCTATGGTTACAATCACATTCCAACCAGCAACTATGTCACTCATATTTTGGATTGCTTCGCCATACTCTTCATGGCGATCACCAGAGATAAGTTCTTGACCTTCTTGTATTGGCTTATCAGCCAGTCTACTAGACATCAGGTAAACCATTTGTGATGTTCATCTTTAACAAGAGAACATCTTGCTCACATCTTTGAGTCTCTAATCCTACAAGCATTTCTTTTGTATGCTTTAATTTCATACGTGCTTTATGAAGGTCGTCATGGTTTGACGTTTCTTTTTCTAATTGTTCTATGCGATCTTCAATGGACTCAATCTCAGCACGTTTCTTGATAATGCCTATGCGAGTCTCTTTGATTTCGCTCCAAGGTATTTCCATAATATTCACTTTGGTTCCATCTCATATTGTTCGAACTTATCGCAAGGGTTTGGTTCTTGTCGTCCGGTTAATTTACAAGTGAAGCCCCCATCAGAGTCGGGGCGTGACTGCTTACAAAATTGGCAAGCTGGCGTGAGTGGTGGGTTCTCCCAACAAGCGGTTCGTTTAAAACAAAACTTACACCGCCAGTCCTCAGGATATTCTGCAACTCTGCCAGCTTGCCCATCCAGCGCACATTGGATATTAGCATAGATTTCGTCCCATGATTGTTGATCGAAGTGGACGATTTCACTGTGATAGTTACTGTCATTTTTATTGTAACTAATAAAAAATGAGCGCGAGATTTTAAACATAGCCATCATCATTTGCATTTGGCTGTAGTAGCTTCGATGCGATACCTTCACTCCATAGGTCTTGAATTTTTTGAATGAGGCATCATTCATACTTTTTATTTCGAGAATGAGTTGTCCCGACCCATCTTCAAAATCTACCAAACCATCAGCATGACAAACTATATGTCCACCTAGCCAATGCTTGCTCCATTGTTTTCCAGTAATTCCATTCTTCTCATAGATTCTGAGGTTAGCCATTTTCTTTAGATCATTAACAACTTGATCTTCGAGTCTGTGACCTTCTCTAAATATACGTTGGGTTCTTGGACTTACTGGATCATTGGGAAATCCACGTAACGATAGTTGTAGTTTTGCAATACAATCGTGTCCTGTACTGGCTCCAATATAACATCGTGCTACTTCGTTACGTTCTTTCAAGTAAGTATCGAAGCCAATATCAATGGCTTCGATTACGTCCTTTGCTTTCTGGTGGACAGGATGATTCACGGCTGTCCAGAAAAGTCCGGAATCTCATCGTTTAAGTTACCCATTGCAGTCGCCCCATTATTAAAAGTTGCAGCATCTACAGGGGCTTGTGTATTAATATTACTTGCGTAGACCGCAGTAACGCCTGGTCTATCCCTTCCTTTTATTTCTTTGACATTTATTCTGCATCTCTTTCCCATCCACCATTCTGTTGTTGGTGGGTTTGATTGTGTCCATCCACAGGCCATGCAAACTTTCTTTAAATCTTCTCTACCAATTCTAGTATTCTCTGCTGCCTTTTCTGCTGTGCCATTATTATTGTAGATAATCCAATACTTTGCATAATGATTATCATTCTCGAAGCTGAACTCTACTTGGTTGTGACCGCCGCTTGACAGTCCTACTTGGAAGTCACTTATCCTTGCTTCGTGAATACCCACTGGAAACGGTGATCGTACTGTACGTTCCTCAACATGAATATCGTTCAAGTCTATCTCTAAATAATTAACCATTATGCTGCTCCTTTGGTTTTATATTTTTCAAATTCTTCATCACTCATAAGGATGCGCTTTACTTTCTCAGCTACATTCCCATCGTTTTCTATGGACGCAATTCTATTTTTTGGATCACGCCGTTTGCCTTGCCACCCTTGCACTTTGTCAAAGATAGTGAAGCGTTGAAGCTGGGTAATTTCTTTCCCTTGGCTATTTTTTCCTGTGACTGGCGCAACTGTAATACAGCCTACCAAGTCAGCAGTTCCGCAATACTGCTGCTCTTTTGATTTTTGATGCAGCATAGGCCAGTAAACAGTTTGACCGTCTGCCTCTCGAACAGCAGCTAACGCCACCAGTATTGTGTGAATTGGTAAGTCTCTAAGATCATTAACAATTGGATCAAGAATAGCATCGTATGTAGTATAGACTTGTCTATTATCTTTAACTGCCTCTCTTGCCTCTGCGAAAGCGCGGCGGCTCAACTCTGTCAAGCTATCAACTGCTATCCAGTTATAACCCATCTCTCGAAACTGAGGTGTTTGAATCCACTCCAATATCTCTTTGAAGCTATATCCATTCGGATGTTTGCTTTTATCGACTGGCTTCATTACTGAATAAAATTCTACTGCATCTATATTTTTTGGCATGATCGTTTCGAGTCCAGCTTCACCAGAAATCACCAGACCTTTACCAAATATATCTTGGAAGTCTCCGAGTGCATGAGTCTTTCCTGACCCAGCGTGTCCATATATCAAGACGTTGAGGGAACGTTTCTTAACGTCACCTGTATTAAATGGTTTAATGTTCATGTTTTTAAAACCTTGATTGTTGATGTCCCTCTTTTAATCGTAAGTGCTTTACGCAATTGTGCTTTAGTGTCGTAGTCCGAGGAATCGTAAAGACGTTTGCTGACACTAAACTTGTTGCTCACACAATCAGGTTTCTCCCGATTATCTGAAAACATTTCTTCAAGCATACGAGTATCCCATTCATACTTGGCTGATGATGTAATTTTTAATCTCCCACCTGTATCAAGGTGGATGTCGAACTCGCCATGCTCTTCGGGAAACTCAGCAAGCATTTGTTCCTTCAAGTAATCTAATCTGTCCTTAATACCGACAAGGACATCATACTTTTCCTTGTACTCTTTAGCCCAATTTTGAAGTCTCTCTTCTTTTGTTGTTTCGGGGAGTACAAGGTTGTCTCCATAGATTACTTCATCGGACATAATAATTATATTTACCATTGCAAGAGTTGTGTTTAGTGTGTAGTAACATATGCACTACACAAAAACAAGAGGAAGAAATGCACTTCAATATTAAGAAGTTATTAGACGACTTGGGGGGTGCGAGACAGGTAGCTAATCAATTAGGTATTTGTCGCACCATCCCTTATGGCTGGCTAAAGCGTTCTTTCATCAGTTCTAATTACCTCTCAGAAATTAAAGAAGCCAATCCCGAATTGGATGTTAATCGTTACTTTGAACCGGAAGGAAAGAATGACAGAGGAAGTTCTAAACGCAGCACTTGAATACCGCGAAAGAGGCTGGTCAGTCATACCAGTGAGGAAGGGTCAAAAGACACCTCTCATAAAATGGAAAGAATATCAGGATCGACTACCAACGGAAGAGGAAATCTACCGTTGGTTTGAGTCAACAGATAACGACATTGCTATTATTTGCGGTGAGGTTAGTGGCCTGATCGTAGTTGATACGGACGACCAAGAGGCAACTGAACTAGCAAGAGCAAACGGTTGGGATCGGACACCGTACCGTGTCAAGACTCGAAAGGGCTACCACTTCTATTTTTCTACTGACAAGAGAATACAGAAAGGGAAGCTTACAGATAAAATAGATTTACAAGCCGAAGCATCTTATGTCCTGGCTCCACCTTCTACAGACAAAACTCTTACATTATTAGATGGGTGCGATCCATATGAGTTGCCACCTTATCGTGGGCCTATGGCTGGCGAACACAATGTTATACCTATCCAATCACATGAGAGATACGAAGACCTTAACTTAGACAATATCATAATCAGAGTTCCAGTGGTTGAGGCTGCTCAAAAATTTGTTGCGGAGAATGGTCGGCTGTTACGTGCTGGTGATAACTGCCACAATCGTTTGGTTAGTTTGGTAGGTGAATTGTTTGCCGAAGGATTACAGGTTGAGGAAATACATTCGAGATGTCACCAGTTCTGCCAAGAGTTTATGGATGATCCCTTCGATGATAAAAAGATTGTCGGTGTTATCAAAGACATTGGGCGTAACGAATTAAGAAAAGCAGAGAAGAAAATTGAGGACAAACCTAAAGAGCAGCCTCTTATCTTCGAGCCTATTACTACTCATTCAATACCAGAACTTGAATCAAAGATAGGCGATCAAACTTTCTTTGTTGATCCAATCATTCCATCCAATGATGCAAGTCTTACTATGATCTTCGGGTACTCAGGACATGGCAAGAGTATGTTCGCTCGTAATATGCTTTACGCAAGTTGCGTTGGTCAGATGAATTATGGCCCCTTTATTTTAAATGATAGGCCAAGAGTTTTGTATCTTGATTTGGAGAATGGTCGAAGGAATGTTTTGCGTTTTCTGACTCAGGCAAAGAACACATATGGAGATGCTAAAGAAAGATTTATGATGTTTGCTCCCTTCATGCACATGGACATGAATCTAAAAACGGAAGCTGGCGTTGGGCTGCTGCTGAATCTTATCAACCAAACAAAACCTAACATCGTATGTATTGATACAGTTCGTACCGCGTTTGTTGGTATGCAAGAAAACGAAGGTAAAGAGTGGTCAAACATTAACAGTCTAATACTAAAGCTTCGTAACTCCGGTGTCTCCGTAGTGCTTGTCCATCACGCCAACAAACCTCAATCGGATGGTGCTAGTGGGTCGTATGCTGGTTCTACTAATGCTTTGACGAACCTAGAGTTCGGGATAAAGATTACTCAGGTGTTCGATGAAGAGGAACGAGCAAGAGCAAAGGCTGGTTTATTTGCTGGTAGTATTGAAAACCCACTGCTCCACAATCTGTATCACCCATTAGCCTTGACCGATGGTGAGCGTATGGCTGTCAAGATGGAAGTTCGATTTGTAAAAAATAGGGAAGCTGATGAGAGCCTAGAAGATTTAAGTTACGTTGGGTTTGCTAGTAATTATGATGCCGATACGTTCCGATGCGTATCAACAAAGACCGCCAAACAAAGTGCGGTAGGATTTGCAAAACCTTGGGTTGACAAGGATGGTGTTGTCAAACCGCCACTATCTGACAAAGAAATCTCCACTCATTTGAATATACATCCGTCAATAATTTCTGATTGGACATCAAAGATACGAGCAAAACAGGTGGCAAGTTTTATTGCAAATAATCAATAAAGTTTTTTCTTTAGAACTTTAAACTCGCGTTCTCGTATTCTCGATTTTCTCGAATACTAAGAGGCTCGTAAAGAGCCTCTTCGCTTTCTAACGAAAACTCTAACAGCGAGTTTACAGGTGTTCGCTCAAATGTCAATACAAGTTGTGTAAACATTTACAAGAAAGTTGTGTTGTAGTATATACAATACCGTCAACTATAATTGAGGTGGTGATGGGTCAGAAGAGTCCAATCACATCCGATGTCGAGCAATTTTTAAAACTAAACCATAAGCAACATACTCATAAGGAACTAGCTCAGATCATAGGGTGTTGTATAGAAACAGTAAGAAGAGCATTAGTAAGATTAGATTTAGAAGTAATTCACGGTGCTAAATATCAACGGCGATTACCACCTAAGAAATGGTCACGCCCCTGTATAATTTGTGGCTGTAAAAAGCAGCGACCTAAGATGCAGTTTAAATGTCAATCGTGCCATGATCGTGAACGCGATCAAGACAAGCACATAGCTCACCGAAAAAGTAGAACAATAACTTTGCCACAGGTGGAACTATGTCAAAACAAAAACGTAAGGGTGATGGTTACGAAAGAGAGCTTGCCCACTGGTTAAACGAAAATGTTTATGGGGAAGAGCGTTGTGAACGTGCGCCTTTATCCGGTGGTGGAAAGCATCACATGGGCGTAGGTGGAGCAGACTTACTCGGCACTCCCCACATATTTGTAGAAGCTAAGAGAGTAGAGAAACTCGCATGGCGTGATGCACTCGACCAAGCTGAACGAAACTCAGGAGCTAAACACAATGGCAAGACTCCTCTCGTAGTGACTCGGCGTAACAGAGAGAGTACGGAAGATAGTATCTGTATTCTCAGGTTAAAAGAGTTCAAACAATATTATCTCGCGTACCTTCGAGAGATGTCTTACGGAGATTAGCGAGGACGACAAACCTCGTAAATAATTTATTATAATTACTACGCTTACTCTGACTTTTACTTAACATTCTATTTGGAGTGAGCATTGGCTATTCTAGAAACAATTGCAGTGGCAAACGCAAGTTTCGCCGTCATAAAAAAAGCCCTCGAAAATTCGAGGGAAGTCAAAGATATTGTGGGCCATGTGGGAAAATTTCTCACTGCTGAAGACCAACTAAAAGAACAAGTCAAAAAGAAAAAGGCTAATCCCTTGACTGCCATTACTGGTGGAGAGGAAGGTGATTGGGAGTGCTTCCAACAGCTAGAAGAAATCAAACGAAAGCGTCAAGAACTCGAAAGCTGGTGCAGACTTTACGGACCACCTGGCACTTGGGATCGCTGGAAACAGTACCAGCAAGAAGCGCGAGTAGCGCGAAGAGCTAGAGAAAAACAATTAGAAAAAGAGCGTCAAGAAATGATTGAGTCAGTCAGCATGGGGGCTGGCGTTTTGATTGCGGTAGCTGTTGTTCTTGCTGGCTTGTATTTCCTCGCTAAGTACATGGGAAAAATCTAATGTTCTTTGTGCTAGTGTTTTCGATATGGGGTTATAACGGAAACGACTGGCAATACATCGGCAACCAATATATCTATGATACTCCAATGTTATTAGAGCAGTGTCAGTTTATTGCTCACCAAAGCAATTGGAGTAAACATGAGACTAACGAATACTATCGTATGTCAGTAGAGTGCGTCCCTGTCCCAATGGAAAAAATAAAAATTAGCGGTTGACGACTGCTACGCTAGGGCTTCGCAGTTAAGGGACGATTAATTCTTACAGTCAATGTTATTTATATCTCAGCCAACAAAGGGAACAATTGTGGGAATTGAACACATCATAACACTTCTTATCGCACTCGCTGGCTCTGCTGGTTTCTGGTCGTTTATGACCATGCGTGAGAAGACAAGAAGGGAAGCGGCTACAGAATATCAGAACACTTTGAAGGATCAAGTTGAGCGATTAGCCAAGAAGCTCGACACATATACCGAGGACAAAGAAGAATTACTGAGGGAGATAGCCAGTCTTAGAGAAGACTTGGCAACTGCTAAAACAACAATCAATCATTTAGAGACACTACTTCGTAACAAATGACCAGCCAACACGCGACCTTATTAGGTCGGGCTGGTGAATTTTACTGTGCATATATTCTTGAGAAGCGCGGCATCAGGACGACCCATGTAGATATTCCACATGATGATTTGTGGTGTACCAGACCTGATGGGCAAATGGTAAGGGTTCAAGTAAAGACTTCGAGCAAGCCAACCTTTCAAGCGAAGGGTCACAAGCTTCCAAGATATAACTTTAGATTCCATCAAACGAAACACGGCTCTCCTTCGAGAGTCGTTTTGCTTTTCGCTGATGATCGGTCACTTGTCCTGGCAATGAATAGGGACGACATAACAGGGGGAACACTTAAACTAAAGCCAGATCGTTTTACAAAAGCGGCTCAAGAGGAATCTTTAAAAAGGGTGTTTAAATTAAATGCGTAAAATTAATCAGATAATAGTTCACTGCACAGCGACAAGACCGGACTGGTGGGAAAACAAATCAATAAACGAACAAGTTAAGGAAGTGACTCGGTGGCATTTGGACAGAGGTTTTTCAGATTGTGGGTATCATTTTTTGGTGTCCAGAAGTGGAGAGGTAGTTCAGGGTAGGCCAGTAGAGAAGTCGGGTGCTCATGCGAAAGGGCATAATTCTGATAGTATTGGGTTGGCTATGTTTGGGGGATTTGGTTCGGATGCTGACGACTTAGCTACAGAACATTTCACACCGCTACAACTCGCAGCAACTTATGACTTGATCCGAAAACTACAGGAACAATACGGTGTAAAGAACGAGAATGTGATTGGTCACAATCGTATCTCATCTAAGAGTTGCCCAGGCTTCAGAGTTCAGAAGTGGTTATCTGGTATGAAACTCTCAGAAGCTACTGCATCAAAGCCAGAGAGAACAAAGCCAAGGCAATCGAAGACAGTCAAAGCATCAGCAGCCACAATCGCAGCATCGGCTGGTACTGCTGTCACCTCGCTCTCAGGTATGAATGAAAATGCACAGTACATCATACTAGCATTTGCTGGACTGACTGTATTGTTCGGACTTTACATAATGCGAGAACGTATCAAGGCATGGTCAGAGGGCTGGCACTAAAAGGTGGGTATAATGTTTGGAAGCAAGCTTCAGCTTTATTTGCTGATCGGCGCAGCCTTTATACTAGGGCTGCTCGGAATCTATTCCTCAGGTATCGCCAGAGGACAGGACAAAATTAAACGTAAACTAGATCAAAAGCTAATTGACGATATGCGATTAGCGAAAGGTGTTGATGATGAAATTAATAGCATGGATGATGATAGCCTTGCCGATGTCGCTCGTAAGTGGGTGCGCTCAGATAAAAAGTGATTCATATTGTGACCTAGCTTTCCCAATGTACTTTGGAGATGAAGCAGCAATGCGATCAATCGAAGAGCATGACCATGAGCTATTCATAGATGTTATCGTACACAATGAAACATACGAAGAGTTGTGTAGTTAGTACCCCATAGTTGACAAGTAGTGACGTAAACGCTACAACTCCCCATGTACCTTGTGTACTTTAACTTTAACCGTAAAGGGGGGAAGATGGGAATTAACCAATTAAATCAAAGGTATGCTATTGCTTTAGCTAGACTAGAACTAGCACAAACTACTGGTGCGCTTTATGCGCCAGATGATCCACAAGAAGCCAAGATGGTTGAATACTTTATGAGCACATCTAATCGGCGCTTGTTTGGAATTAAGTGTTCGATATGCGGATTGTTACGTGAAGACTGCACACCAAGTAACATGGCAAAGGAACTTGGTATATCAATCAATGGCATCGACACAATGATTAGCGAGTGTGAAGCAGAGGCTTGGATAGAAGTTACGAGAGCAAGTAACAACTATCGTTATGTCAGGGGGTCACAAGAGCTAGTCGATCAGTATGTGAATTACGCAACCAAGGTTGCAGATTTCTCAAGTCAACAAGACTTCTTAGGCATAAACGCTGCCAGAAGATACACCAATGCTACTGCGTACCCTTGAGTAGCAAACCACCCAAACCAATGAGCATTGATTTGATAAAATTTAGTGGCATTATTAATCTCCATCGACTGAATACATCGGGGGGAAGGTATGATGTATCACAATCAAATGTATGCTCCTATCACGCATGGAGCGCAAGATATGAATGACAATTTAAGGCTCGACATAGCTAGACTAGAAGCAAAGGTCGATATGTTAGTCCAACTAGCAATGAATGGAAATACTACTATTCCAGATAGCAAAGCGGCATCAGGTCATAGCCAGCTAAACATTGCGGAAGCATCCTTACTTCGGAGACTAACGATAAAGCAACATTGCGTTGCTCAACTCTTAATCGAGGGTTGGAAAAATGGAGAGATTGCAGAACTAATGGGCGTATCGGACAACACAATTAAGTTGCACGTTTCGGCTATTGCAAAAAAGATGGGAGTAAAAGTTAGAACTCAGATAGCTATGTCGTTCTCTGAGATAACTCAGAAAGCATCAGACTCAGAGTACGAGCAAGCATCAGGTGGAATCCCTAAATCTTGGGGAGCCAACGCCAGCATCGGAATGGATGATCCATTGGCTGCTCTTTACGCACCGCAAAGGAAATGAAATGGCTGGATTAAGATTAACTAAGAGAGCCAATTCAAAGTATTGGCAGTCGGATGGAACCATGAAGATCAATGGTATTTCTGTAAGAGTTCGAGAGCCACTTGGGACAGAGGATAAGGATGAAGCTTATCTGAATCTCAAGACTCTTGAGTTTGAATTGCTGACCGGAAAGAAAGTAATCGGTAAGAAAAAATCTAGTGGAGATATTTTGATTGAAGAATTAATTATCAAGTTCAAACAAGATGTCACCACTGGATCAGGCCGAACAACTGAGCAATTGCTGACCAACTTCCATGACAGAATTGGTAAGCTATCAACTCGTGAGTTTACTCAGGCTGATGCAAGTCAGTACATCTATGAGTATCACACCTCGCAAGGACACAGTGTAAACAATATCCGAAGGGTAATGACTCAGCTTCAATCACTGTTGAACTATGGATTCGAGCAAGGCTTTAGAGCAGAGAAAATAAAAATTAAAAAGCCACCCGAAGAAATAAAAGACATTGAAGTATTCACAAGAGAAGAAATCGAAAAGATATTCAAGCACCTGGACGCGCACACAAAGAGATTGTGTTCGTTCATTCTGAATACTGGTGCTCGACCTATCGAAGCTATGACTCTCAAGAAGAAAGACCTAGACCTACCTCGTAAGGAAGTCACTCTGACTTCGATCAAGGGTAAGAATAGGAAAGCAAGAAAGAGAGTTATTCCATTGAACAATAAAGCTTACGCTGCTGCTCATGGTAATCAACTCGCAAGTGCGGATCATAACGGCGAACTTGTATTCACCTACCTCGCACATGGATTGCATCGACCCTTCCATACTGAGGCTGGTAAGAGTGTGTTTAATCATCGCTGGAATCGTGCTTGTATAGCTGCGAAAGTTGTGGGTAAGCCACCTTACACTTTAAGGCACACGTTCGGCACACGGCTCGGTAATAACAACACACCTTTCGCCACAGTACAGTCACTAATGGGACACACCGATCCCAAAACTACAATGAGATACGTGCATCCTACTTATCAGGATCATGTTAATGCTGTAACGTCTATCGTGTAGGCGTGACAGTCACATAACGACTTTGGTTTAGTCCAGTTACCTTGGCTCCGTAGCTCAACTGGATAGAGCAGCCCCCTCCTAAGGGGCAGAGCTTTATAAAAACTAAACCTAAGTCGTGCTTAACCAGAGACATTAGTTGTCTCTATTAAATATTGAATATGGCCTTATTGAAGGTGAGGCCACACAAAAGAGGCACAACTATGAGCAAAAATACAGGCAATATTATATCACTCAAAGACGCTAAACCACACACCGAATTGCATCTCAAGGACATACCTTTTGATGAGCTAGTGGATAGTGTTAGAGATGAATTGGTAAACGTGTTGCGTGAGGTAATGCCCCACAACTACAACACTGATGATATAGAAATTTTAACAAAAGTTTTTAAGGAAATTTTTGTGACAGACTTACCTACCGACTAAATCAAATGCCGTAACCATACGGCTAGTCGGTGTAGTCTTGCCAACAAACTGTTCATCAATTTGTGTGAGCAGTTTGTTCTTGAAAGATTCGTCTTTCAAACAGAGACAAAGAGCAAGGATCAACTTGTCATTCTCTCTCATCTTTTCGGTTAGCCCACATCGGACGTAACCATCTTCATCAATGCTAAGTGCCGGAGTATCATCCAGCACTTGCAATTTTTTTCTGGTAGTTCTCAGATCAGACACGCTTTAATTCTTTTGTCTTGAAGAATCCCTGGTATTCTGGATTCTGAATCATAAAGAACCTAGCATACAGAGCAATGTAATCGTTACTGATTCTGAACTTTTCACCCTTTGTCTTTAGCGCAGTCTCCCAGCGCATACGGTTGACTATCAACCAAGCACTCGACTGTTCGACACCAGCCCTGATTAGATCGAAGGTAAACCTCTCGAACATATCATAGACATGAGGATTAATTCTGTGCCACTCTCCCCATCGCTCGAAAAGAGTTGGCTTTTTATCTTGTAGTTGGGTGGTCATGGTATCTCCTTTTCATCTAAAAAGTCTTGAAGGATGTCAGCTTGCTCGACCTCGCCACAGTCGCGCAGCTTCGTAATTAGTGAGGATATTTCATTCCTCATCGTCTTCGTTAGGTTCGACTTCCCCATCTCCCGAACACTCTTCGCATCGCTTACGGACGCAAGAGAGATAACTTTCTGGTCCCATTCCTCGGACGATTTCGTATTCAATGAATCCTTCACCGTCACAGGCTGAACAGGTTTGCATTTTGTTTTCTCCTGAGTGTCACAAGGAAGTGGCGGTCTTAACGCCTTACCTTCCGGTGTCTTTTGCTTCGACCAGTGACGTTCCATAGTTAGGATTACCTCGCCTAACTTCTCTTCATCGTACTGATCGAAGGGCTTACTTGGTGGCTTCATCAGCTAGGCTCGAACACCGATTGCTTTAGCTTGTCGATCAAGGCTTCTAGTTCAGAGATGTGCGACCTCAGTATATTGTTAGAGGACTTGTCTACTAACCGCATAACTTCGAGCTTAGTTGATAGCCTGTCGAATAGTTTTATCTTATCTAAATTGCTCATGTATTTTTCTTCCTGTAAAAAATATGGTTTCCAATTTTGGCAATGCGCTTCATGGTCTTTGCCCAGCGCGGCTTAACTTTTTCTGAGTGGTAGTGATGAACGTCATAGCCAACCAAGTAATAGGTTGTTGATTCATAGTTCTCGATTGCCATGCCAGCTACGGCTACGGCTTTCTTCCATGCGTCTGTATTTTTAGGTTTGTCTGAACGTCCATCACACCACCAACTGAATTGGCATTGGTGTCTCTTTGGATTTCCATGTGCATCCACATTTGCTTGCTTCACTACCCCACAAATATCATCGGGATAGTCGGGTGATGCCACCCTGTTTAGTGTGACTTCTGCCACTGCGTACTGCCCTTCGAGGCTTTCACCTCTCGCCTCAAAATAAATATTAGTAGCGAGGCAAACCACTGCTGCTGTAGTTACTAACACTGCTTCTTTTCCTCTCTTTGTAGTGGGGAAATTTCTTGTCAATCAGGTGACAGATCGTAATGATCTTGTCGTAGTTGTTATGGCGAACTCGGTTGACCTTGACGGTACAACCAACACGCCACCAGAAAGAGCCAGGTCGCCACCCATGTAGGTGCTTCCAGTATGATTTGATCGTAGGCTTCATTCGTTTATCGAACTCTAGCTTCATGTTTAATCCTTCCTGTAACGATAGTGCTACACTTTAGTTGTGTAAGTTGTCAATAAAAAAAGCCTCACCATAACGGCAAGGCTCGTCCATCCAATTAATTAAAAAGCTTTGTTAAGCTTCGCTTACTTGTTCGAAGTCTATTAAATCTAATCCCATTATGTTCTTAGACTCGTTACTTTGTGGGCAAGTATTAAATAATTCCAACACTTTAGCCCTTGCCTCGTCACCAGTGTTAGCTTCGATATTATAATCTATTGTCTCAACGCGTTTAACAATAGCTTCAACTTTGACCTTCCATTTCATAGGCGTCTGCCTTTCTTTGGTTGACTGTCGTATATATATTACAACAACCAAAGTCGTCCAGTCGTCCCTGTTAATGTAACGTGATTTGTTTCAACGCCCATAGGTGTTGGGGTTCTGAACAACCTTGTTTGTTATTGAAGTTCATCGGTGTGACTACCAATGAATCGCCCTTCGCGTGACAGTCATAAACCTGATCGACATCGCTGAGATCATCATCATCTTCAACGGCTCCACAGAACAATATGTCGTAGGGTTTTTTCTTATTGACTGATACAAACAAAGAGGCAAATTCCAAAGCATCAAAATATTTTAATGGCGTAGCAATTGGACTGGTTAAAGTTTTGTGCAGCATAGTCATTGCACTTGCATGGTTGCAGTCCCTTACTGTTACTGCCATTTCTGTTTCTTGATCTTGGAAAATAAAGATTGCTTCTGCCATAATATACTCCTGTTGAGTATCTATTATCGAACAATCTCGTGGGTTCATCGTCCCAAAAGTAGGGACAAGAAAATTTTATTGTAAGCTTGACGCTTCTTCTACTTCTTTTAGTACGGCTCTCACCTTTGTTCGGTATGCTCTGACATCTTCATCGCAATCAAAACATGGTGTCCCAGCAGTGACATAGTTTACCCCTTCGTAATCTCTTGTCTCGTGCCAATACTCTATGTCACCGTAGTAAGATTGAAGTAATGTTGTAACCTCTTTCATTAAACGCTTATCCATTTATTATAATCCTCTTTATCTACTTCTACTTCGAAATCCATTGACCAATCTCCACCACCAGTATCGCCATACTCGCCACCATCTACGTTGTCCTTGATCCATTGTCTGCGATTATCTGGTTTAACACTGTCAGGAATTTCTCCCACCCATTCTAAATACTTATACATTGTAACGTATGATTTAACGTAAGCCATTATTCCAATCCTTTCGTAGCTGTTCTGATTTGTGCAGCCGAAACTTTGTATCGTCCAGCCAGTACACTTGGTCGTAAAGATGGGTGACGTTTAGCTGTTATGTCACCGTGAAATCTTTCGTGTTCGATACGTTTGTTATCTTCTATGATAGCCTCACGTATCTCTTGCTTCTGTTCGTAGGTAAGCTTGTTCTTTGGTCTAGCCCTACCTCGTGGTATTGTTTGCCAAGTCATTCTCTTTCTCCTTAGTCCGGTACTATATTGTGGTTTGCATCGGGAAACATTTCTTCCAACATGGCAAAGCAATCCTCTGCCTCTTGTTGAGTCTTGAACTCCCTCTCGTAAAGTATTTCTATCTGTCCTGTTTGTTCCAACCTAAGTTGAAGTTCGACATCATACTCTACTGAGTCTTCGAAATTTTCTGAAAGAGTTACGTTGCCCTCTTCATCTGGCTTTCCATACCCAGCCATTACAATTTCAAGTTCCCATTCGATAGCCTTTGGTACATCATGTTTCATTTACTTCATCCTCCATGTCATAAATTCTGGTAACGATTGCTGCTAATGCTCCACCCAAGTATTGCCTTGGACAATTTAAAACTATGTCGCTTATGTCGTAGCGATTAAGTTCGGCTGCTGCTCGAACATCTCTGTTCGCTGAACAGCTTTGAGGGTGAAACTTTCTTTCGTGTTTTGCTAGTTCTGCTGTTCGTACATCCAGCCCAGCTTTCTTGATCTGTTCTGGAATGTTGCCAACTGTACCGCCAACACTCTTGTTGTTTAAAAATTCTAGTAGGCTTGGCTTGTCTGTCGGTACATCTACCTCGCTCCAATCCTTGCCAAACTCTTTCCTTGCGTCAGCCTGAGTGCCAACCCAAGAACCTTTGTGATTTGTATATAGTCTCATTCGTACCTTCCTTCTTGCTTGATTAATGCTCTACTGTTCACTCGTTTTATTGTTGGATTTTCTCGGTGATAGGTGTCGTACTCGTATGGATTTTTGACAGGCCAACCAAGATTATCATTGCAGTAAATGTATATTTCTGTGTTGCTCATGTGACTTGGGAACAATGCCCAATGAACAAAGTCGTCACCGTCTTCTGACTTACGGCAATACATTTCTTTGTATTCAATCCTATTTGCATAGGGGTCTAGTGTAGTCATAACATAAGTCTCCTGTTGTGTAGCGATAACACTACACATAAGTTGTTTAAGTTGTCAAAGAAGTTGTTAAGGGTAAGCTTTACCGTCTTCGGTAAACTCGTAGTCGTTTGCCATTAGATGTTCTATCAAACATTCATCGGAAGTTAGATACTCATATTCTTTTTCTAATGCTTTGTAGAGAAGCTTTGCTAATTGCTTACAGGCTGTATCAAAGATATTTTCTAGGCTGTCTGTAACAATCGGAACGTCCTCGTTAATCTCTATAAGATTACAAAACATCGTATTCTCATGGACACATCTAGAGTCGTATCTTTGTACCATTCCAGTAAGAAGTTTTTTGTCAAGAACCTCTAACATATCTGCGACTGTTCTTAACTCACTACATTTAAAGTAAGCCGGATTAATGTGCGAATAGAACATAATTTCTTTTGTCATTCTACTTCTAAACCAGTGACCAGTGAATGATGCACCATCTCCTTGACTAGCAAAGCCAGAGAAGCAAGGTTCATTTTCATCTAGATCAAAGCCAAGGTACTCCATGATCTGATTAAACTCATCGTAAATATCTGACCACCAGTTACTATCAGTAAGGCAATGCCGCCAATCACCACACGCTTTGGCTTTAGCTTTGTCGTTAAGTTCATCAATATTATATACTGTTATGTTTATTTTTCTCATTTATTTTCTCCAATATTTTTTTACACTCAGCTATGTACCAAGGCTTCGGTTCTAAAAAATTGTGAGCCACCTCAGTCACCTGACAAATCTTGTCGAGTACATTTGTCCAAGGCCAGTATTCGTACTCTTCAAGAACATGATCTAAGAAAAACTTTTCCATCTTATCTTCCTCACCGTTCTCAGCCCATTCCAAATATTCTGGCGGCAAATGTTTGGTAAGAAATGTTCCAGACATATGTAAAAATATCTGGTCGTGAGTTGATAAAACTTTCATGTGATTGCTCCTATCTCTTTCATGTAACTAGCTATGTTTTCTATCGGGTAATGTTCTGACATGAACCAATCAAGAATATGTACCTTTGTATCCATGTCCATTTGGTCGTAGCTTAAAAACCAGTACCAAAAATCTTGCTCTGAATAATTATCAGCTTCGATTTCTTTTTTAATTTCTTCGTAAGTCATGCGGCTTCTCCTTCTTTCTGTTCATCTTGCCATTCGATTAAGTCTTTGGCTCTACGTTCCATCGCTTCAATGCAATGCTTCTTGAATTTTGCAAACGAAAACGAACCGCCATTAGTAGACAGCCCAATGTGTTGTCTTATCACCTCGTTTGTCAGGCTGTTTTCACCAGTGTCTATGTTGTAGACAAGCTTGCCATAGATACTTTCAAACATTCGTATTCTAATAAGAACTTCATCTATGTTCTTGGCTGTCCAATGGTCGATACCTATGTTCATTGTTAGGTTTATCAGTGTAGATGTAACAGCTTTTAATGGTGTGTCGTGATAACTAGTACCTTCACCAACTCCATCCTCTTTAAGGGTGGGGTGATAACAGACTGTCTTATAGTCTTTGATGTTTCCTATATCCCAATGTAATGGCATTAGTCTTCTCCTTCTATTGTGTATCTACCTACTTTGTTTCCGAGTGCGTCTAAGAAAACCCCTTCCCTTAACTTCAGTCCTAGAGGGTCGGAACCTTGTAGTTGTTCGAACCTCATAGCTGCATTGATTAGTAGTCTTCTTAGTTCTAG